TCGCTGTCGTTCTCAAAATCGGTGGAGCTGCATGACAAAGTCATCGGGCATTATCTGAACATAAAACACTATCAATAAGTTGGAGTCATTACCTCTGATCCCATGGTAATTCAGCTGTTATTTTCTATTTAAGAATAAAACGGTATTTACTGTCAGGAGTGCTTTGCTGATCAAGTAGCAGTGAACGACATGGAGCAGTCAAAACCCGAGCATAACTACCATCAGGGCTTATGTTAATGTAACAAACCTTGCCCTTAACACTATAATTTTCGGGGACGGATGCCTTTGCTGATACAGTAAATTTAAGGGTATGCCAGCCCGTTTTTTGCTTGTAGCTTGAAACCGAATGGAAATCATCTGAGTACTTATTTAACCCTGGAAACATGCTGCGCAGTGCGGGGATGGAATCTTCTATTATTTTATCGTTGGTTTTAATGTTAAAAACGCTGGTTTCAGTAGAAGCTACTGCTTTGGCATTTCCCCATTTACCAGCGAACACAATCATTCCCACGAAAAATATTGCTACAAGAACTAACACTCCCCCCAACACTACTACATGAGGCTTCCGGCTTCTGGTTGGTACAGTTGCGACTGATTTTGCACCGCTTTCCGATGGAGGTGATAGAGTTTTACTCTCATCACGAATATTCAGCAGATCATCAAAATAACCAAACACAGCCTGCAACTGCTCTTTGTCTAGGCCTTTAAGATGGGTTGTACCGAAATGCTTCAGACAGTATCTGTCACGGTCAAGACGATACCCAGGGTCAGTAAGCGCCATTATTTTGCTGACCAGAAGATTACAGTCCTTCATATTCTGGATCTGTTGTGCATATCTCTGAAGGATCTCAACCGCACCATGATAATCAGCCGCAGTCATTTCATTAACTGTTTTGGTATTAAGTTTCGTGTGGATCGTCATCCATAGCTCGCGCTTACTTTCCCCCAGATCAACCAATTCATCCATCAATCTGTGTAAATCGCGTTTTTGCAGCAACGAAATTGGTTGCTGGGCCGAAGGAAGTATGTCAGCAGAATAGTTATGAATGGTAACATCACCGCTGACAACGTTACCCACATCCCCGTTAACTGTTTGCTTCTCTTTACTCATCTTCTCTTGGTATTTTTGTTCATTATTCCACCTGTTCCTATGGTTACGTTACCTTTGATAACATTCCCCAGAACATCTCCATGAATAACCTGTTCCGCCCGTTCTCTGGAGGAGCCAGTAGTCAAGGCCGACAAAACTGAACCTTTGACCTGTAATGGTGCCTGCCGGTAGTGCTGCAGTAACTCCATTTCATCACGTGATAAAGTTATACCTGATGACTCCCCGGTAAGAATGAACTGTACATTGGCCCCAATTCTTGCAAAGGCTGCAAGTAACTCACCTCCGGGAACAGCAACCCCTCGTTCATATTTCCCCCACATTTCTCTTGAAACGCCACAAAGGGCTGCTACTTCAGCCTGCTTGAGTGATAACCGCGAACGCTCAGCTTTGAACCGCGACGCGCAAAGAGAATCAAAATTCACACAAACCTCATTGACAATGAGAACAATAGTTCTCATAATCTATCACATATAAAACAAACATCATTGCATCAACAAAGGAGACAACAATGACTTCCGAACAAGTTAAAAATCTCTTCCGTCAGCGTGGTATCACGTTTACCCGCTGGGCCGAAGAACACGGCTACAGCCGCAATGAGGTCTATCGTGTTCTCAATGGACAGACCAAAGCTCGTTACGGCAAAGCCCATGAAATTGCCGTAAAACTGGGATTAAAACCCACGTCAAATGCGGCATAAATTTTCCACATATGCAACAGGTTATCACATATTGCAAAAATGGAAATGTGACATGAGTAAAGTAAATATTTCCAGTTCTGGGACCCGCATCCTACGTGTACTCAAAGCTCTACGCGGTCATGCTCTGAACGGTGTTTCTAACGGTGAACTGGCATCAGCCCTGGGGGAGTCCCCGGCGAATATCAATCGAGCACTTAATACCCTTATTGAAGAGGGACTGGCCATGAAATTAGAGAACGGACGTTTCGCACCGGGAATCCAGTTACTACAGATCGCCATGGCTCACAGTCACGAGATGGCGCGTGCACAGGATCGTATTAACGAAATCAACCAACGAGTTATTTCAGGTAGTCGTTTGTAAGGAGTAATCAATGGGACGCACCAAATCACCCGTTAACACTGAACTGAATGTTGAGGTTCCGCTGTCAGATAACATCAATGTCAATTTGAACGCTATGACACAGCATCGCATGGAAATTATGCAGCAGTTTGGTGATGGACTGCCTTATGAACGTGATCGCATTGTTCACGAAGCACGTTTTTATATGGCGCAGAGTGCTGAATCTATGCTGGAAGCGGGTAAGCGGCTGATCATCTTAAAAGAAAATGAGCCACACGGTGATTTTACAAACATTTTAGAAAATGAACTCGGACTTGCACCACAAGTTGCTCGCCGCATGATGCAAGCCAGTATGAAGTTTTTGGGAGAAGGTGATGAGCCAACAAAACGCTCAACGTTGAGCGTTTTGGGGAAAGCCAAACTGTACGACCTGATGGTTCTGGATAATGAAGAACTTGATGAATTGGCCGACGGCGGCACAGTTGCCGGCCTGACGCTTGACGACGTTGATCGCATGTCAGTACGTGAATTGCGTCAGGCCCTGCGCGAAGCGCGCGAAACCAACGCAGCACAACAGCGCGTACTCGCCGACAAAAATGAAAAAATAGATTCACTCTCCACCAGACTGGAGAAGAAATCCCGTATTCAGCCGCCTGAGCCTGATGAGGAGGTTAAGAAGCTGCGGGCGGAAGTAACAGCATTAGCGGTTGAGGCGGAATCTGCTATCGCCGTCCGACTGTCCAGCGCTTTTGAGACGCTGTGCGCATATTGTGCTGAAAACATGATTGATACCCCCAGAGACTTCATGGCAGGCCTGGTCTGTCAACTGGAAAGCACAGCGCGTAGCCTGCGCTCCACATTTGACCTGCCGGACGAGCCAACAGGCAATGCAGCGCCTTCATGGCTGACTGAGCCGACGCCACAGATTAACGGGCTGGAGGCATAACCAATGAATGCTGCCCTGACTGAACGACTGGTTTATGTCGCCCGCGCGGCACGTGACGCGGGGCATGGTAAACGCGGTGCAATATACGACGCTGCCTGTGCTGAACTTGGCATGTCCCGCGCCACTCTGCTGCGCAGGCTGAAGGAGGTCTCTGTGACTGATAAACGCAAAAAACGCGCCGATGCCGGGCGCAGCGCCCTGACCCGCGACGAAGCCGCGCTGATATCTGCCACACTGCGTGAGGCCACCCGCAAGAACGGTAAGCGTCTCTATTCCATCGCAGATGCAGTGGAAACCCTACGGGCTAACGGCTTTATCACCGCAGGCAGAACAGATGAAACCACCAGTGAGTTTTTCCCGTTGTCTGAAGATGCCATCAGCCGTGCTCTGCGTAACTATGGCCTGCACCCGGAACAACTGGATGCCCCTGCACCACATACCGAAGTGGCCAGTCTGCATCCCAATCATGTCTGGCAGATTGACGCCTCACTCTGCACGCTTTACTACCTGAGCAATGGACATAAAGGGCTGCAGGTGATGGACAGCGCGAAGTTCTACAAGAACAAGCCCGCTAACCTTGCCCGTATCGCCAGTGACCGCGTGTGGAGTTACGAGATTACCGACCATGCCAGCGGCTGGATTTACGTTGAGTATGTGACGGGCGCGGAATCAGGTGAGAACCTGTGTTCTGTGCTTATCAACGCCATGCAGGAGCGTGGCGGCGCAGACGTGCTGCACGGCGTGCCGAAAATACTCTATCTCGACCCCGGCTCGGCAAACACCGCGGGTATGACGAAAAACATGTGCCGCTCACTGGGCATCGACCTGATAGCGCACAAGCCGCATAACGCCCGCGCCACCGGACAGGTGGAAAAGGCGCGTGACATTATCGAACGCAAGCTGGAGCCGGGGCTGAAGTTCCGGCCGGTTCACAGTCTGGAAGAACTCAACGCGCTGGCCGCGAAATGGCGCAGCCACTTTAACGCCACGGCTGTTCACAGCCGCCACGGTAAAACCCGCACGGATATCTGGCTGAAGATTACTGCTGAGCAGCTGAAAAAAGCGCCTTCCGTTGAGGTATGTCGTGAACTGGCTGTGGCGGCACCAGAACTCCGCAAAGTCACGCCAAAACTTCGTGTCTCGTTCCGGGGCACTGAATTTGACGTATCAACGGTACCGGGCGTACTGGTTGGTGAAAAACTGATGATTACCCGTAACCCATGGCGCAGCGATGTGGCACAGGTGGTTCTGACCGGTGAGGACGGCCACGAGACGTTCTTCCTGGTCGAAGAGGTCAGAAAGAACGAGTTTGGCTTTGCTGAAGGCGCGGCGGTATTTGGCGAAAGTTACAAAGCCCTGCCGGAAACCTCGGCACAGATGGCGGCAAAAGAAACTGAAGCGCTGGTTACCGGTACAGACAACGCTGCAGATGCAGCCGCCGCACGCAAGGCGAAGGCGCTGCCGTTCGGCGGGCGGCTTGACCCGTATAAACATATCGACGACACCACACTTCCGGCCTATATGCCGAAGCGTGGTCAGGCCTCTGACGTACGCGGGCCGCGCACTGAACAACGTCCCATGACTCATGTGGAGGCCGCGAAAGCCCTGCGCGATAAGTTCAGCGCCGACGGCCTTACCTGGACGCCGGAACATTACCGCCAGTTAACGGCACAGTACCCGGACGGCGTACCGGAAGCTGCACTGGATGAAGTCATGGCCACGCTGACCACGCCGGCACGCAGCAGTGTTATCAGCATTGTTAACGGCAACTGAGGAGGAAAACATGCTGGTACTGAAGCAGCAACTGAAAGAGGCCCGTATCCCACAGGCGGTGGTGGCGAGAGCTGTCGATGTTTCTGAGGCCACGCTGGCCCAGATTGTGAATCATAACGCGTGGCCCCGCACCAGCCCCGGAGAAGTGCGCCGGCGTCTTGCGTCCTGGCTGGAAAGTCAGGGGATTGATACAACGAAGAGTTTTGATGCTGTACAGGGCGCAGCCACGCCCCGTACAGCGGGTACCACAGATAAAACGAGCCTCAGTGAGGAAGAGAATATGTTACTCAAAAAACAGGTGTTATTTCCAGCAACCAAAAAAGCGTTTGGTCTTTTCCGTGACCCGTTCGCCGATGAAGCCATGCAGGGTTCTGATGATGTGTTCACCACCCCGGACATTCGCTACGTGCGTGAGGCGTTGTACCAGACAGCCCGTCATGGTGGGTTTATGGCCGTCATCGGTGAGTCCGGTGCGGGTAAATCCACGCTGCGCCGCGACCTGACTGAACGTATCAACCGCGAGAATGCGCCGGTAATTGTTATCGAGCCATACATCATCGCTATGGAAGACAACGATGTGAAAGGGAAAACCCTGAAGGCAGCAGCGATTGCCGAAGCCATTATCAGTACCATCGCACCACTGGAAAGCATCAGACGCAGTCAGGACGCCCGCTTTCGCCAGTTGCATCGCGTCCTGAAAGACAGCAGCCAGGCGGGGTTCAGCCACGTTTTGGTGATTGAGGAGGCCCACAGTCTGCCCATTCCGACACTGAAACACCTCAAACGCTTTTTTGAGCTGGAGTCCGGTTTCAAAAAACTGCTGTCCATCGTGCTGATTGGCCAGCCGGAACTGGCGACAAAACTGTCTGAACGCAATATGGAAGTCCGTGAAGTCGTTCAGCGTTGTGAGGTGGTCGAACTTCTGCCTCTGGACAATAACCTTGAAGAATTTCTGACGTTCAAACTGCAACGGGCCGGTAAACAACTGACGGACATTATGGACGCCAGCGCAGTGGATGCCATACGTGCCCGCCTGAGCAATCCGGGAAGTCATCGTAAAAATATGGTCAGCCTGCTGTATCCGCTGGCCGTCAGTAACCTGGTGATAGCCGCCATGAATCTGGCCGCTGAAATCGGGGTTCCACAGGTCAACGCTGACGTTGTCAAAGGGGTTTAATAATGAAATCCACCACAGGTATCAACCAGCAAATCAGCAAAGTGCAGTCAGCCATTATGGCGCTTAAGGCGACGAACACGGATGTACAAAGCATCACCATCAGGGGTAACAAACCTGTCATCCGCGTTTCCCGGAGTGCGCATTGCATGCGCATGCTTGAGCAGGGAAAGGCCTGTTATCTGTATACCGGACATGACCACAGGGGATATTTCCGTCAGGGCGTTTTCGAACTGCACGGCTGTCGCGTCGTGTGGCCGGAATCTTTGTGGTAATCAGCACAACAGGAGGAGTCATAAAATATGGCAAAAAGTACAAAAGGGGCAAAACGTATCAAAGCCGCAGCAGCACTCTGGGTGCCGGGGACACGCGAAGAGGTCATTGAGGGAATCAGACTGCTTGGTGACGCGCAACGTGAACTGGTCAGGGCTGAAACAGAAATGAATGACACCATTGGCGACATCACTGCACGTTATGCCCCGCTCACCGAGAGCCTGAAAAAACGCATGGCCGAACTGCAGTCCGGTATCCAGACATGGTGTGAGGCGCACCGTGATGAACTGACCGGCAACGGGAAGGTGAAGTTCGCTAACCTCACCACCGGCGAGGTGCAGTGGCGAAACCGTCCGCCGTCAGTCAGCATTCGCGGGGCGGATAATGTCATTGAACTGCTGAGACGTCTGGGGCTTGAGCGCTTTATTCGTGTAAAGGAGGAAATAAATAAAGATGCCATTCTGAATGAAAAAGAGGCCGTGAAAAATATTCCCGGTATTTCCATTAAAAGCGACATTGAGGATTTTTCAATAATTCCTTTTGAGCAGGATGTGCAGTAAACACACCACGTTAATTATTTAATAAAAACATTTTCTTTTTTATTCCGGCGTCAGCGCCGTGGGCTTCTGCACGCCGGAAACAGAGGAGAATTAAATTATGATATTTAAATGTATTCAGTGCGAGAGGGATATAACAGCCCTGCGTTTTCACAGCGCCATCGCCGTGATGTCCGGTAAGTATCACATACCTGCAGTACGTGTCACCCTGGTCTGCCCGTACTGCAGCCAGCATTTTTCGGCGGACGTGCCCGTCATGGAATTCTCCCGCCCTGACAGGGAGGACGCGCAATGATTACCCCACAGGAAGCACGACAGCGCACCCGAACCCTTGTTGAACACTATGTCAACGAGTGTGAATGCCGCGACCTCACCGATGTGAATCACGTCCTGACGGCGCTAATCAGCATGGCCACACAGGCCATTGTGGCGACCAACGGAAAGGAGGCTGCCCTGCAGGTACTGATGAACACACTCACCCACACGGCAGAGCATGAGGTGCCGTACCGGATGGAAACCACTGCAGAAGGCGGCCTGCACATCACCGTCAGCCGGAAGCACTGAGGGCGCGGCATGACACGAAACACCGAACTCACCCGCACCGCCCTCTACCGTCTGGCCCTGCAGCGTTTCGGGCCGGACGCACAGGCCCTGAAACTGGCAGAAGAGGCCGCTGAACTGGCGGCCAGTGCCGCCCGCAACCTGAACGGACAGGGCAGCGAAAGTGACCTCGCGGCAGAGCTGGCAGACGTGGAAATCATGACAGAGCAACTGCGCCTTCAGGGGATGGACCGGCTGATTGACTTCCACAAACAGAAAAAACTGGAACGTCTGGCTGCACGACTGGGCGTGATTTACACGAACGAGTAACCGGGAGGCATTCAATGGCTGACATACTCAGGGAAATCACCGCATGGACACTGATTCTTACTGGCCTGGCGACATGCCTCAGTGCGGGGGCAGCCCTGGCTGCCCTGCTGATGCACATAACAACACAGTGGTTATGGGAAAAGCTTAAAGCAGCATACAGCCTGAAAGAGCTGTCCGACGCTGTCCGGGCATGGAAACGGCAGAAAAATACCGGAGATACAGAACAATGACAGACCAGAATAAACACATTGAGAAACTGAAAAAGTTGCTGGCGCTGGCCGCATCCGGCAACCCGCACGAGGCCGCTCTGGCACTGCGCCGAGCCCGTAAACTGATGGATGTTCACGGCATCACACATTCCGACATTGCTATGAGTGATATTGATGAAACCATCAGTCACTACTGGCCGACAGGCAGTCTCCGTCCACCGCGCTACATGCTGGGCCTGATGAACATCATCCGCGAGGTATTTGGTGTTAACTCCATCATTCACCCCGGCACGCACCCGTCTGTGGGGTTCTACGGCAACCGGGAACGTGCGGCACTGGCTGCATACACCTGGGAAGTGCTGGCCCGTCAGCTGAAAAAGGCGCGTCAGCAGTATATCAGTGCACAGAACAAAAGAATAAAAACCGCCACCCGCACCAGCCGTGGAGACCAGTTTGCCGAAGGCTGGGTGCTGGCCGTTATCAGTGAAATACAGTCCTTTGCCCTGACCGATGATGAGCGTGAACTGATGCAGCAGTGGCTGGAACATAAATACCCGCAGACGCAAACCACCAGGGCGCGTAAACCGGGAAGAAGCCGCAATGGCGACGCCTCGCGCTATGCGGGGTTTCGTGAAGGGCAGAACGTCAGACTGCACCGCCCGGTCAGTGGGCAGGAACAACAGAAACTGGAGGCCAGATGATTACGCTATCAGGTAACAGCCGGAAATTAAAAGCCTGCCGAATATCTGCCAGATACCTTTTTGCCCGCGCCTTTTTTAAGAACGTCAGGCCGGGGATCACAATTGGTGTTATTGCCGGACGCGAACAGGTTGAAAAATACATGTCAGGTGCATGGTGGAATAACGACCCTGTCATTGCTGCCCGTAATATTCATATCAGTTGGGGGGATATTCAGAATGACGGCTGAATCTGTTGTATGTGCCCTGTTCTGGTATTGTTTTGTCGGTTGGTGTACTGCTGAACTGCACCGCCGTTCAGGGTTTTATTCACGTTACAGTGGTGCCGGCTACTGGATTAGCTGGTCGGTGATGTTCCTGTGCTGGCCTGTGGCGCTTCCTTTATATGTCGATTATATCGGTGGCGCAGGTAAAAGGAGCAACGATGATGACTAAACAACGTCTTATCCAGCTCATTCATATTGCCCGTAATGAACTGGGTATGGATGAAGACACCTACCGCCAGATGTTACAGGGGCTGACCGGTAAAGCCTCAACCAAAGGAATGGATACCACACAACTAAACTGCGTGCTGGAATCCATGAAAAGGAAAGGCTTTCGCGTTAAGCCTGCCAGAAAAGCCAGCTCCGGTTTACCGCTGGATAACCATCCGCAGTCCAGGAAAATCCGTGCGCTATGGCTTGAAATGGCTGCTGCCGGCATTGTTCGTGACCGTTCAGAAAATGCATTAGCGCGGTGGATCAAGCGGGAAACGGGCATCAGCGCCCTGCGCTGGCTCAATACTGAACAGGCAAGCAGTGTTATTGAGAAACTGAAGAAGTGGCAGCGCAGAGCTGCGGGAGTAAAACATGAGCGACCTGAATCAGTTTCGAAGTAAAGGGCCGGAACTCCTGGTGGAACTGGCACAGCATACCTCTGAGACCGTTCGCGAGATTATTGATATTGAGCCCGCAATTGCCGACCAGATTGGTCAGGCCGTCGCGAACCGAATGATGCAGGTCTGGGGCGGGCAAAACGTTTATTTCCCGATGGGCATGGTATGGAAGGTCAGTCAGCGCGACCGGGAAATCTTCAGGGAGTTTAACGGACGCAACCACCACGAACTGGCCCGCAATTTTGGTGTTTCGCTTCAGTGGGTCTACAGCGTGGTTAAGCGGGTCAGAAAAGAAGAACTGGATCGGATGCAGGGCAGGTTGTTTGATGAAGATCTGCCAGAGGAGACGAAAGACGTTAACAAATCCAGATAATTCCTGCTTGTTAAAGTCCTTTCAAAAATCTCCTTATTGTATAAGAGCACGGTAGACCCTTTACCGTGCTTTTTTTATGCTCTCTATGTAATATTCAGGATGCAGGGAGAAAATATGTTTGACGTTTCGTTATTAAATCTGCCATGGGCAACACTGGTGACCCTGACCAGTGGCTATATTGGGTATTTTATTGCGAATGTGGGGCTGAAGGATCACCACAAACCCATTGAGGTGACTTTTTCTTCGCTGATTTTTGGCCTGACAGCAATGATGGCTTACCAGGCTGTTATGTGGGCAGGTCTGAATGCCTGGCTGGCAACCCCCCCAGCACTTCTGTGTGCCGTTACATGCGGTGCGTGGTGGCGCAGGTACGGTCGCAAATGGATGTACAGATTACTGTGGAATAATGATATTTCATGGTCTGACAATACCAGCTCAGCATGGCAGGCAATGTTTGATCAAACAGGCTTCAGCGTCACCGAGGTCAGAGTGATTCTTCGCGATGGTTCCGGTATGATGTCACGGCTGCCAGGGAACTTTGAAGAGTGGCCTAACGGTCCGTTTACCCTGGGAAATAAAGGCGATATGGTTCTTTACGTCACGCACAGCAGCCCTTCAGGAAGTAACGAATGGGAAGAGTATAAAGGCGTGGTTGATAAGTACTGGGGAGCTCTGGCAACCTATATTCCAGCAGATCAGATTGCCAGAGTGGAGATCAGGCGCGTTCGTGCAACGAACGATGAATGATGTTTATTTTTTCCCTGGAGCAGGAGCTGCCGGCATAGTGGTTTTATTGGCAGAGGAAGACGATTCTCCTTTTCTACCGGAATCGCGCTCGAACGTCACAATGTGCTTGCTTTTGGGCTTTTCTGAGTAATCCAGGCTGTCATGCTTATTGTTTTGAGTAGTCATTGGAATCATCCTTTTTGTTACGGGTCATGTTTCAGCAAACTCGATTCTAAGTTGCCAGGAAGGATGATTTCAATGCCCGACTTATCTATCGTATAGCGGAAAAGAATTTCAGTTCTGTTCACCAGAACCCATGTTAACCCACTCCAATTCGTTATTTATCTCACGGATCCCCCTTCATTTATCTCATGTCTGATCAACCAGTAGTTATTACTGTCTACCGGAACACTGACGGTAACCTGCGGTTCAGTATTGCTGGCGTGTTCCGGTTGCGAAGTGAACCAGCGTACCGCGCGGTGACGATTTTCTCGTTGTGAATGGCCGATAAACCAGGGTTGGGTGACATAGCCGTAATAACGCGTTGGTACATTGCGCGTAAACAAGGTCGGCAGCGTCGAAACGTAAAATCCAGCACGCGAGACATACACCGCCTGTTCAACCATCGACGAGGAGTTGTGCGCCAGTCGCAGCAAGTAACCAACTTCCAGTGCAGCGGTAATTTCATTGTCGAGGCTTTCATTTTCGCGAGACAGGAGATTCCCCTCGCTGACTAATGCATCCGATACGCCATTGACTGGCAGGGTGCGCCGTCGGTTGAGTTCGATTTGCCAGGTGTGCTCGTCGCGATGCTGTTCGAACTCGGTTACGGCATTACGCAGAGAGGTGAAATCCAGTGGCGCCACGAGAGCTTCGCGCATGCCATTACGCAAAAAGATCAGTTTGTCGACGTTATACTGCAAATGCTTATCGAGCGCGTTGGCTACGTTTTCCAGATGATTACGCTGGCTGGAGATATAGGCATCTTCCAGCACCACCACTTCACGCCAGGTGAGCAAGGTGGAAAAAAGCAATACCACGATAAAGCAGAGATTAACGATATGACCAGGCCCCAGGCGGCGTGCGAGTTTTTTCAACCAGCTCTGGTTTTCCATTTTTGTCTCGTGCTGCAC